AACTTGAATCATTCTCATCAACATTTCTCTATCGATTTCAGCCTGAATTTCATATGACATTGCATTTGTTAATTCAGTATCGATATCGATACCATTCATGTTTTTAAGATCTTGTTCAAGTTCAACAGACCAGCGTGCACCTAAGCGTCTTGTACCAGCTTCAACTGCTGTCTTCTCGAAAGAAACTTCCATTGTAGGTATATTTCCTGTGATTTCGAAGTTTCTTAAAAGAGCAGCTACACCATCATCGCCAGCAGCGAATGAGAAGTCAGAGTTACCTGAAAGATAACCTGCAGATGTACCTGTATAAGCAGTCTTTAGTTGCTGGAATCCAGCTTCTGTACCAGCAGCATCTGCAAGAACACCAGCTTGACTTCCTGGCTCATTGCCTCCGGCGAATGAGAAAGAAGAAACAGCACCACCTGCGGTAGTTGCTGTATTGCTGATACCTTTACCATCGATACCAGAACCTAGTGTTTCACCAGAATATCTGTAACGAAGAGCAAATGCTAAACCAACTGGTCCAGCCATTGGTTGAACACCAACGATTTCATTTGTAATTAACTCGGGAAAAGTACGTCTAATCATCGGAATCAAGATCTTTGGAAGACGGAAGTCACCAGTTGCATATGAGTCTGTTCCTGGAGTACCACCAACATTTGTACCAGCACCGATTGAAGAGGCATTACCTAAAGCACCGTTACGTCCAGCAGCATTTGTGGATGTAGGTGAATAGTTAGGTCCAGCTTCTTTCAAGCACCATGTTTCTTGGTTTTCCAACAACATAGCAGTATTCAAACGAGTATGACTATCTTCGATAGCTGCAACTGATTTTGAAGTGTAATCCAATACAGGAGCCCATTTCTCTAAAAGTTGAGCTGCTCTTGATTCATCTATATAAGCCTGTGTAGGTCTAATTGAATTCATAATTGTAATTTTCCTTTATATATCGACCCCAAGGTATAAAACCAGGTAACTCAGGAAAGCCTAAACTTATGTAAAAAAAGTCTTAGTACTTACTTAATTCGTCTAGATAAGGTGAATCTGCGCTTTCAGATACAACTTCTTGTGTAGTAGTATCCTCATAAATAACCCTATCGACGTTATCTCTAGTACTCAAAGCTTCTTCTTTCAATGTCTCGAGCCTGTCTTTTTCTTTCTTATTAAAGAGCTTTAAAGTATAATCAAAATTCTCAGCAATATATTCTGATCCTTTATCTTTCAATACTTTACGCATATATGATTTTGCTCTTTTATCTAAGCCTGCAGTTTTTTGTTCGATGAGTAGATTAGATTTAACTGTATCTAACTCTTCTTTTAATACTGTATTTTCATTTGCGACAGACTCAAGCTTCTTTGAAGCTTCATTAATTTGGTTATGACCATCAATAACTGCTTCTTTAATGCTTTCTTTTTCTAAAGCACTATCAACAGCTAAATGATTTCTCAAACTCTCTAAAATTTTTCTAGCTTTTGTATTTTTCACAGCTTCTTGAACTGACTCAACTGGAATTTTTTCTTCTAGATAAACATCAATATAATCAGAAATACTTTCTACTAATGATGTTTGAAATTTTTCTGCATCTTCATTAAGTTCAGACTCATATTTTTCGATAACCATCTTCAATTTCTCTGTACGATCCTTGTCAATAGCTTCTACAACTCTTTCTAATTTAGCAGTATGGTCAGTATCTATTTTTTCTACTAGCTCTTTAAGCTTCTCTGTGTATAATTCATCTTGCTCATTTAATGCTTGCTCAACGTGAATTGACACCTTTTCGTTTACTTTCTGTTCGAAAACGTTTTCAATCTCAGAAAGTACTTCTTCATTAAGAGCACCGTCTGTAGCTTCTGATAATATTTGTTTGATATCCATAATTAAAATGCTTTTATATTATTATTTATAATTTTTTGTTCCATTTTCTTGTCGATTATGTTAGATAAATTATCGCTTGCTTTTTTATAGTTGCGATCAATAATATTCGACACCATTTTCTTTATTTCCGTATTTACTTTTAAAGACATAATAATATTTATAACGTTTTTAGAAATTTAATAATATTATCCTTTAAAAACTTATCTTTATTTTTTAAAGGCATAGTACTGATATTTTTTTCAAAATTATCATACATTTCTTCATATTGACCGTATTTGTTAACTACATATTGTTTACTCTCTAATATACCATTAACGAATGCTTTAGGAAATGACGGATCAGCAACACAATCAATAGCTACTAATTTAAAATCTTTTACACGATTAACACCTTCTTCACCCGATTCTGGTATAAGTTGGCCTAAAGCTCTAGAGCTCATACCTACTCTAACACCATCGTTAATTAAACTTCTAACAATCATACCAGTGGGTGTTGATAAAACTTTACTTTTACCGTAAAAAACATTACCATCTTGAGATAATTCAGTTACTAAATGACAAGCTCTTTCTAAATCAACATCAGCTGTTGTAGGATGATTTAATTCACCCATTGCTCTTCCTGTTTTAACCATAAAGTTTTGGTAACGTTTAACTTCGCGTTGCATCTCTTCCAATGGATAAATTCTTTTGTTACGATTAACACCTTCAGCCATCATGTATGGTCCTTTAATAAAGAAATTTTGATTTTCTTTTGAATTGCCTTCTTCGATAACATACTCAAACTCCTCTTTAGGAGCTGGCGTTTCTACTATTAAGTTTAATCCCATAATATTATTTATAGCGTTTTATTTTATTTCCATTTAATATTTAGTTCTTTCTCAGTTATAATTAAAAATTTATAACCTTTCTTCTTAGCCCATTCATTAGCTGCTTTCCATTTAGCCATATTTTGAACATAAGTTTTCTGTTCGTATATTAATGTTTTTTGCTTTTTAAATTTAGTTTTAACAGGTTTAATAGTTTGTTTACTTGGTTTTATTTCAATTAAAAATTTATTTTTATTACCATCTTTACCTTTAAAGATAATAAAATTATCAATAAAATATCTATGAACCTTATTATCTAAAGGATTGAGGTAAGGTATTATAATATTTTCACTACCCCAAGCTAATATATTTTCATTTACATCAGCCCATCTAAAAAATTTTAACTCCCACCCTGACCTATAAACAGGGTAACTTTTACCTATAAATTTCTTAGGATTTGTAGGTTTGAATAGTCCTTGACGATATCTTCTGTCTTTTTTAATTTTAAGCCTTATAAATATAGTTATGACATTTGAAGAAAAAATCATTAAGAATTCGGGAATTAGACAAAAAAATTTATTAAGACCTGCTAAAATAGCTTTCGAAAAACCAGATACAGGTGTAACTATAAACAAAAAAGGTGCATATTATCTTATAAAAGACTCAGCTGAGATAACTATAAAGTATGTTGCTCATTTATGCTATGGTAGTTATAATGATCCTATTAAAGAGTTAAAAGGTAAATTTACACAGAGTGAAATTATAGACTTTGTTGGTAGAAGTAAAGAAGAATATTATACTAATCAATTATTATCTATTATATTAGCAGATATAGGTATAGTTAAACAATCATTTAATACATCTACAGTTGAAGAAGAACCAGAAATAGATTTAACTATTGAAGATGATGAAGATGATGTTTATGGTGATTATGAATCAGAGACATCTACAACTACTTCATCAACTAAAACTAGTGAAGAGCCTATCGATGTTAACGATGTAAGCGGAGTTATACAGAAACTAATAGAAGTTTTTGAAGCTAAGTAATTAACCAACAAAGAATAAAGGTGGATCTGCATCTCCTTGGCCAGGAGCTCCTGTATATAGTTGCTCTTCTAAATTAGCTTTCTCTGTAATACCTTCTTGAAGCAATTCAGCATTAATACTTCCACCACCAAATAAATTGGTACCAGTATATTTACCTCTAACTCTTCCAACTACTATTTTTGTAAGAGCTAAAGCATATTGGTAAACCCATAATTCTTTTACAACGTCCCTTATAGGTCTTTCTACGTAACAGCTAACTACGCCATAAAATCTTGTATTACTATCGTTTGAGTTCGGTTGTGGGTACATTCTTAATATTTGTGTTCTCGGATCAAATGAAAATGATCTTCTCGTAGCTAACATTTTCTCTCTAGTCTCTAACCAATTTTTTAAAGTATACCAGCTTATTAGATCAAAACCATAATTACCCATTGCATAACTAAAATAAGTTTGCTGTGCTAAAGTTTGTTCAATTGTAAATAAAGTATTAATACCTGTAGTTGAACCTTCTTCAAAATCAGTAATATCAATAACCTTTCTATAATCCATTGTATCATAATCAAAACTATTAACATATGAAATACCTTCATATTTTTGCCC